AGCCCGGTGAGTCCGCCTGTTTCGTCTACTGGTGTGATCAGGCCGCTTGGTGCGTCGTCGATATCCGCGTTGTCGCCTAGTGTGCCTCGGTCCACGGACCAAGGGCCTTCGATGCCTAGTGTTGGGGCATTGCCTTCTGGCCCGAGTAGGACGGCTGCGGAGCAGTTGCAGGCTTTGGGGTCGCGGCCCTCGTGGATTTCGCAGGTACCGGCGGTGCCTCAGTCGCAGGCGCAGCAGCTTCTTGCTGCCAATCCGAATTTGTCGCCTGGGGTGGCGGGGTTGCCCAATACAGGGTACATGCAAGATCGGTTAGGCAATCGGATTCTTTCTCCGGCGATGGTTCCTGGGTTTGCTGGTGGCGGTGAGGCGAGTATTGAGGCGCTGACGGCGTTGGCCAATGCCAGCAATATGGCCGATGAGGAGGAAGGTCCTAAGGTTTCGGACTACGTGAGTCAGGCGCGGCAGATGTTGTCGCAGGTTGAGCCTGAGCGGCGTGCAGCAGCGTCCATGCCTCGCGGACCGGGGCCCTCCAAGGGTGGGGCGCAGAGTCCGAAAGAGATGGACATGGTTACCGAGTCGTTAGCCACGCTCAAGGACTACAAGCCCAAGGGGCAGAAGTCGGCGAAGGCGCAGCTACGGGAGTTAGCGCGGCAGTATGCGTTAAAGCATAAGGCGGCGACGGAGGAGGCCAAGGGGTTAAGTAAGAGCACCTTTGGAGCGCCGACGCTGGAGAAGCCGTCGCTGGTGCGAGAGAGTTTGTCGGTGAAGCGGTTTGAGAAAGGCGGTGAAGCAAAAAAGCCTGAGGGCGGCAAGGCCGAGACTCCGTTTTATTCGGAAGGCCTTTCCGCCCCTTCAGTGTTGACGGCTGAGGAGTGGGCGACCACCATTTCAAACAGCATGTACCCTATGTGGTGGCGCGATCAGGAGGAGAATGCAAAGCGGGATGCGGCGCGGCATATGTTGGCGTCTGCGGTTGTGGCGCATAAGACGTCTCCTTATGTTGCGCAGGCGCTGGGTAAGGCGCATGAGTTGTACAAAGCGCCGCTTAGGACATTTGGGCATTGGCTGGGGGTATCTGATCCGCGTCCGGATTATCCGACGGATGTGCATAACAACGCATTGGGGGCCGAGCTTCGCGGGGCAGCGTCTGATTTGCGGGAGTTAGAGCGTCGGGTGATGGACGCGATCAGTCGTGGGAGTAAGACGGGGATTGAGGCTGGGCGAGTGTCGTTGGTGCCGGACACTGGGGCCAGTGCAACGTATGTAGACAATCCTGGTCAGGCGCAGCCGCCGCAGTATGATGAGCTAGAAAAGCGTGCTAAGGGCTCCCCAGAAGAGGGAGAAGTCTCTGATCCTGAGGCTGCTTTAATTGCTGGGGCTAAGGATGATTCTGCACCGGCCATGAGCAACGAGGAGTTCATCCGTCAAGCGGCGTATGGTTTATCGGACGTACCGTATGTGATGGCGGGTGCGCCTGTGGATTTAGCCACGATGGTCATGCGTCCGTTTGGGTATGAGACGCAAAAGCCTGTTCTTGGCAGTGAGTGGATCAAGGAGAAGATGACGGCGGCAGGTGTTCGGCCGCCGGAGGCTACTGAAGAGCGTTTGCAAGGGCCCCGTCAGGCGGCGGAGTTGCTGGGCAGTTTGGTCAATCCGGCGGCGGCGACCCGGTCAGCGGTTAAGGCGGCGCAGGTAGCGGGCGAGGCTGGGAAGGCTGGGGCCAAGGAGGTTGGGCGGCAGTTGGATCGCGCGATTATGGAAGGCACCGGCCCGTTGGCCAGGACGGTTCCTGAGGCAGCCAAGCCCATGTATGCGGTGCGCCCAGAAGGGTCAATGATGTTTGTAGATAAGGCCGGGGACACTGAGTCCGACTTAGGGAGCGTGCTTAGGTTTGCTCGGATAAGTACCAAAACCGACGATCCTGAAAAATCTGAGGCAATCACTAACTTTTGGGATACTAAAGCAAAGAATTATTTCGAGAGGCAGTTTGGAACGGAAAGCGATCCAATTTATCGGGCTATTGCGGAACAGTCCCTTCGTTCGCCAATACTTCAAAACGAGTTTCCTTCTTACATCCTTGACTCGCTTAAGGTTGGAAAGGAGAGGGTTCATCCTGTGACCGGAGAGTCTCGCTTTTTTCCAAAATATCCCGAGGCGGGTGTTGATGCGAGAAAACGCTATGATGCGTTGACCGGAACAACTGGGCTTAAGTACTACCCTGACAGAGAGTCCTACAGCACATTAGCCGATCCAGACTGGGCCTATTCCTTAACCACAAAAGGAAAACAAGTAGCTCAAGACGTGGCCGACGCGGAAGTGGACAAGATGCTAGGCCAAGGCACACCTATTGACATGGCCAATGTTAATACCACTTTGGCTATGCCGAGCCTCAAAGAACCTGGTGCTCTTATTGGCCCCTATGGCGCAAAAGATTTATTGCATTTTTATAATTTGGCCAAGTCCGGAGAAATGCCTGAAGGCCTCACAATGCCTCAAAAGTACATAACGGCTATTGATAAAGGGGAGGTTATTTATGCATCTTCTCCTGCAAAAGAGCTAAAAGGCTTGTTTGATTACAACAATATCAATGAATATTTAGCGGGTTTGTCAGCTCGTGAGATTGGGAAGATTCGTTTTGAGGACGCTGTCAAAGGTGGAGCGAAGGTAGGCCAAAAGAATTTTGAACGAGACCTTTTGCGTAAAAACATCCGCGATGGAAAACGGGTAAACAACAAGTTTTTTGAGGACGGTGTTAGCGCTCCTTTATACCAGGTTCCAGAGGGAATGCCTCATGCCGGTTATGCCTGGAAGCGTATTACTGATCCGGAAGCCACAGTGGCAGAAGGCGCATGGGTAGGACATTCTGTTGGAGGCTATGCCAAGGGTGGTGAGTATGGGCCGTCAAAGAACCGCATGTTTGAGGAAGGCAAATACCAGGTCTATACTCTGCGCGATAACCGTAACCGCCCGGTGACCACCCTTGAGGTCCGGATGGATGCAGAGGACATGCCTGTGGTGACTCAGCTTAGGGGTAATGGCAAACTAACAGGAAATCAGGCAGCGGTTGATTATGATCAACCCGTGTACGATTTTTTAACAAAGGTCATAAAGCCTGTTGGAATCACCGAATACGACTCCTTTTTAACGCCTATGATGCAGGCGCTAAAAATCAGACTTAGCCAACAAGGAAAATAAATGCCAATCGACAAAGCACTCAACCAGGCTCCAGTTTTGGAGATTGTTACAGGGGCGTCTGAGCCCGATATGGAGATTGAAATCCAGATCGACGAGGACGGAGGTGCCACGGTTGAGATTGGCGCGGATGCTAACGATGAGGTGGACTTCTACGCCAATCTTGCGGAGGTCATTGAGCCTGAGGAGTTGAGCCGGGTAGCGATCAATGTGTCTGCGCTTTTTGAGGCAGACAAGTCTTCGCGCTCGGACTGGGAGCAAATGTACGCGAAGGGCCTGGATTTGCTGGGCCTGAAGCTTGAAGAGCGTACCAAGCCCTTCCGTGGCGCGTCCGGGGTGGCGCATCCAATGCTCACAGAGGCGATTGTGCAGTTCCAAGCGCAGGCATTCAAAGAGTTGTTGCCTGCTGGGGGCCCTGTTCGCAGTCAAATTGTTGGAAAAGAAACGGTTGAGAAGTACCAGCAGGCTGCGCGCGTGCAGGACTTCATGAACTACCAGATTACGACGGTGATGGAGGAGTACACGCCGGAGTTTGATCAGTTGCTTTTCTACACCGGCTACGGCGGTTCGACCTTCAAGAAGGTTTATTACGACTATCAGCTCGGTCGGATGGTCTCAAAGCTGTGTTTGGCTGACGATGTGTTTATTCCGTACAACGGTTCGAGCGTCATGAGCCAGTGCTCACGGATCACGCACCGTATTGCGATGGATTCCAACGACTATCGCAAGCGTGTTGTGGCCGGGGAGTACTTGGATGTCAACGTGGAGAGCTCGACGACCCCTGCTGATCCGAGTCAAATTCAGCAAGCAATCGACAAAGCGGTGGGAGTGCAGCCCACTGACGATGTTGGCGAGATTTTCTTGCTAGAAATGATGGTGGATTTGGACATTCCTGGCTTTGAGGACTGCAATTCAGAGGGGGAACCGACGGGAATTAAGCTTCCGTACGTTGTGACGCTGGCAGAAGACACGTTGCAGGTGGTTGGAATTCGCCGAAATTGGCGTGAAAACGACAAACTGAAGAATCGGCGCAATTATTTTGTGCATTACGTGTTGGTAGAAGGCCCTGGCGCGTACGGATTGGGCTTTGTGCACCTGGTTGGAGGCTTATCTAAGGGTGCAAGCAGCGCGTTGCGCCAACTGATCGACGCGGGAACGCTTGCAAACCTGCCGGCGGGCTTTAAGGCCAAGGGCGCGAGGATTGCGGACGATTCCACGCCGATTCAGCCGGGGGAATGGCGCGATATTGACGTGGGTGGGGCGGAAATTTCGGCTTCTTTGCTCCCTTTGCCGTACAAAGAGCCGAGCCAGGTGTTGTTTGGGCTGCTGGGCTTCCTTGTGGACGCTGGAAAACGCCTTTCCAGCACTGCGGACATGCAGGTGGGCGACGGAAACCAGTATGCGCAGGTCGGAACGACGCTGGCATTGCTGGAACGGGGCTCGATGGTGATGTCCAGCATTCACAAGCGAATGCACTATGCTCAGACGCTTGAGTTTAGGCTGTTGTTTGAGGGATTCGGGACGTTTCTTCCCGACGAATACCCTTATGAAGTGCCGGGCGCGAGTCGCAAGATCAAGCGGTCGGACTTTGATGACATGGTTTCGGTATTGCCGGTGGCAGACCCGAACATTTTCAGCACGGCGCAGCGTATTCAGCTTGCGCAGATGCAACTTCAGCTTGCGCAATCGGCTCCGAACATGCATAACATGTACGAGGCCTATTACCGGGTGTATGCGGCGCTTAATGTCCGGGATATTGACGGGATTTTGCTGCCGCAAAACACGCAGATGCCGCGTGACCCTGCTACGGAGAACGCGGATGTCCTTAATAACATGCAGTTGAAGGCCTTCGCCGGCCAGCAGCATGATGCGCACATTGCGACGCACTTGATGATGGGGTTATCCCCCATTTTGCAGGCAAATCCGATGTCAGCCATGATGCTGCAGCGCCATATTCTTGATCATGTACGATTAAAGGCAGAAGAAGATGTGGAAGCTGACCTCTTTAAAGCGTATGGGACAGACCCTGATCGCATGGTTTCGCAAATTCAGAAAGAAGGCATGATTGCCATGCGTATTGCGCAATACATGCAGGATGTGCGCACTATGCAGGACCAGTTTACGGGTGGCGGGGAAGACCCGATTGTTGCGCTAAAACAGCAGGAACTGCAGCAGCGTGCAGCGGCTGATCAGGCGGATAACCAAATTGATCAGCAACGTTTGGCGCTGGATCAGCAGCGTTTGCAGCAGCGCAACCAGATTGACCAGCAGCGTTTAGCGTTACAGGCTGCCAAAGTGCAGACATTACCCAGGGGAGGGCAAAATGCCGCTTAAAAAGGGGTCTAGTCAGAAGACCATTAGCTCTAATATTGGAGAGATGGTCGGGGCGTACAAGGAAACGGGCAAGATCGGCACCAGCCGGCCTAAGAGTAAGGCAGCGGCGGCCAAGCAGGCAGCCGCAATTGCTTATGAAAAGGCGGGAAAATCACGCAAGATGGCCAAGGGTGGGGATGTTATTAAAAAGGCCAAGGGTGTGCAGGGGCCCGTTATGGTGGTAAAAAAGAAGGATGGGAACCGCCCCGTAAAGATATACTAGTCTGTAGTAGCGCTCTCAGCCGGTGCGATAAACCGGCTGCTTTTCATGGAAATGACCATGCTTGAATTTGCAGAAGAAATTCTGAAAGAAATCAGAAAGCACCGTCAACAAGCCCAAGACATTGTGCTGAGTGGAGGTATCGCCGACATGGAGCGTTATCGCTTCATGATGGGACGCCTTGAGGGGTTAAGCCTGGTCGAAGAGTCCGTGAGAACACTTGTAAAAAACGCTACGGGCGACGAGGATTTTTAACCTGAAAGGAGTGCCATGCAAGTCGAAGTTGCAACACCATCAATGGGCATGACTGCGTTGGAGCGTAAATGGGCCGAGGAATCGGCTACTAAAGCGCCTGCGCTGGAAGATGCCTATACCGAGCAGGGCTTTGATCCTGAGAAGCTCGATCAATCCGTTATTGACACCATTCCGAGGCCAACAGGGTGGCGTATTGCCATATTGCCGTACCGAGGGGCTGAAAAGTCCAAGGGGGGCATTGTGTTGTCGGAGGAAACCCAGCGAAAGACGCAGCTTTCCACAGTTTGTGGTTATGTCTTACGAGTGGGGGACCTTGCTTACGCTGACGGGGATAAGTTCCCAACCGGGGCGTGGTGCAAGGAGGGTGACTGGATCATCTTTGGGCGGTATGCGGGAGCGCGTATTCCCATTGATGGGGGCGAGATTCGTTTGATTAACGACGACGAAGTCTTAGGTGTTGTGAATGACCCAGAAGATATTCTGCACATGTAAGGGAGCGCGTGATGAGTGAACAAGCTGATTTGGAATTTAAGGTTGGAGAAGACGAAGCGCCTGCTGCGGTTCAAATCGGAGAGGATGGCAACGCACAGTTGCTTGACGCACCTGAGCCCCCAGAGGTTGATACTGCTGCAGGCACGCAAGGTGCTCAGGACCACCGCAATGAGGTGGAGAATTACAGCGAGAACGTAAAGAAGCGCATTGACAAGCTTACAGCTCGCTTACGAGAGACCCAGAGGCGAGAGCAAGCGGCAATAGAATATGCGCGGAATGTGCAAACGCGTGCCCAGCAGCTTGAGCAGCAGTACTTAAATACTGATCAGCAACGGGTAGCGGAGGCCACGGGACGTATTGAGACGCAGGCAGTGGCGCTCAAGCAGATTATTCGCAAAGCTCGGGAAGAGGGCGACGTGGATACTGAGACTGAGGCACTGCAGCGGTTGGCAATGCTTAGTAATGAGCAGACTACTATTCAGGCGCAGACTGCGCAGCAGCAGGCTTATCAGCAGCAGTTGGCTGCGCAACAGGCTGCTGCACAGCAGCAATATCAACAGCCGGTGCAGCAACCGCGTCAGGTTGACCCTCGGGTTGAGGACTGGGCCGAGCGTAACCCCTGGTATGGGCGGGATACTGCCATGACGCACGCGGCATGGGGAATCCACAAGCAACTTATTCAAGTTGAGGGGTTTGACGGC